GAGAAGGTGCTTCTTTTTAGCAAATGTAGCAGCTCTAGATGGTGTAGGACCTGTATTGGCTTTCTCTTGTTTTCTTTTTACGGCACCCGCACGCTGCCCTTTGCTCATCGCTCTTGCTTTCGCAATAGGCACGCATTTTGGATAATTTTTTCTTTTTTCTCCACCACTTCTTCCACACTTCGGGTAAGAACCATCTTTTCGCTTGTTCGCAATATCGACCCAGTTTTGTTTGACCCATTCTCTTAGTCCCCCACCTTTTGAGTAGTAAGCTCGCATTACGAGTTCTTTCCGTAAGCTCTGCCTTTACCTTTCATTGCTAACTTACAACCTTTAGATCCAGATTTAAATCCAGCTCTTCCACCTTTAGCCATTTTGTTATAAACAGAAGCACCTTCTCTGTTTGATGCAGCTGTCATTTCTTTAATAGGTGTTCTGTCTGCTTTTGTAAAAGTATCAAAAATAATTTTATCTCTATTTTTAGGATCTTTTATAAAACCTTTATCAACTTTTGATAGGTCTTCTTTTGTTTTTCTTATAGCTTTATCAAATCTAGCTTCAAAGTTTTTATCAAACATCTCGTCTTGTATTTCTTTAAGAGATTTTTTTCTTCTTCTACCTTGTTGTGCTCGTCTTTTTTGATCTCCTAATTTATCTTTATTAGCCATTATACTTGTCCTCCTTTTAGATATCTCATTCTAGTCATATCAACCATAGCTCCACCACCCATAGCTTTTTTTCTTTTCTTCTTGCCACCTGGTGTGACTTTACCTGAACATACTGCTGATGCGTACATGTTAGCATATGCTGACGGGTACACTTTAAATTTTCGCTTCGCTGCGGCTTTACCTCTAGGACATAATTTTGCCATTATATAATCCTCTTTTTCTTTTTATCTTTTTTAACAGCTTTATCCATAGGTGTTTCAGATTTTTTAGCCATCATTTTTTTCTTATTTTTTTTATTCTTAGGTATTACACCTCTGCCAATTAATACATCTGCAAAAGTTGTTTCACCATCTTTGTTTAAATCAGGAAAACCAGATCCACCTCTTAATTCAACTCTGCCACCTTTATTAAAATTTTTAATAGGTTTTTTACCTAATTCTTTTTCTAGTTTTTTAATTTTTAATTTTTTCTTAAACTTTTCTGTTTTTTCTTGACCAAAAGTAGGTTGAACACTGTCGATTGTTTTAACTGCTTGATCTATGTATTTATTATATATTCTTGACATTATTTTTTTCCGTTTCTAAATATTTGTGTTCCTTTTATACCATATATACTCGCGACGACAAGTATCCACAAATTTGTGAACCATGACGGCAGTGCCGAGAAATATTCAAAGAA